TCAGTACTCACGCCATAATTGAATTCACGACCACCGGGGAGTTCAAAGGCAATTTCGCCTAACTCTGTTAATGATTGTGCATTCGACCGAGACCATTCCACATCAAATGGGCTTTCAGTTTCAACAACATTTGAAGACCCTTCAGCAGGTAGGGTATACGCTTCACGTAACGATCCTACATTCTGTCTGGCCTTCTCTGCGTCAATCTTCAACTGAAGGTTTGAAAGTCTAACTTCTTCTTCAGAGAAAACATTTTCATCAGTCTTGTATTTAGATGAGATCAATAAATCAATTTCATCATTACCAAGAGATGGATACTCACTTGCCATATGGACCCGCATAACAGTACGATCATCCATTTCGGACGGATCTAATGCCTGGTAACGGAACCAGTCTTCAGGTGAGCGACCTGTCTTCTCCACAAAATCAGCAATGACTGCAATCCGTGGGTCGAGACTTGACTCAGATATAGATTGAGGCTCTGTTGGTTCTTCTTGCGTTGACTGCATTTCGCCTGTTAACGCTTGAAAGAAACTTTCAAAACCTTCACTCTCGTTATTTAAAGAACTTTGCTCCTCTTGTACAGGAGCCGCTTCTTGTTCTACAACCTGTTGTACGTCTTGTTGTACTTCTGGTTGTACTTCTGGTTGAGCCGATTCAACTACTTGTTGCGGCTCACTTTCATTTGTAGGTGCAGGCTCTGCACTTACCTCTGGTGTAGGCGCTTGCACATTATCTTGCACAGGTGCCTGCTCTGTAGCCTGTGGCTCTCCGGGGAAGGTATCAGTAATAGTGAATCCTGCATCCTGGATAGCCTGCTCCATTTGGCTTTCTACTTTTTCCATTTGATTTAATTTATTTATACCACAAATTTAATACATAAACTGTATGTTTGTGGAAGTGAGTGCACTGGCACTTACTGTGGTTAGGAGTAGCCAAAAGAAAAGGGGACCCTGTTAAGAGTCCCCTTTTTATATATAGTGTAAGCGGTGTTTAGTAAGTATCCTTTGCTCCTGGATTAAATCCTGCTTTAGCACCAAGCATTGTCATTGTTGCTTTCTCTGCTTTACCACCTGCTTTATACTTCTTCGTACCACCTCTTCCTGCGTTACCATCAACAACTGAATCGCTGTTAGAGTCAAGCATCTTGCGAGCCATCTCTCTTTGGCTTGGGTCTTTAAGTAGAGCCTTTAGTAATCCCCCACTTCTGTACATTTTCATTAGTCGATCATCCATGTCAATAAGATTTGTATTGCAAATTTAAGTAATGTTATGTAAGTTTAAGTAACTGAAATTTATATCATGAAGACAAATTACGAAACAAACATTAGTGTTGAAAGTAAATGTGTGTTAACTAATATTGCTGACTATGCTGCAACCAACATGATGAGAACAAAAGAGAAGTCTGAGTTATACGCTAAGATTATAGATCGCTGTGTGTCTATGCTCGGTAAACCTTAGTCTTCTTTTTAACGGCTTTGGGTTGAGGAACATATTGCTTTCCTTCTTCTGTACCCTTTCTTTTCGCTCTTGTAGTTGCATTGTACTCTTCATCAGACAACGCTGCAATTGCCGCTGTAGGCAGGTAGCGCTCTCCTGTCTTAGATGAGGCCTTACCTGATTTAGTACGCCACTTTTGTTTAGTCCATTTTTTTAGAGACTCTTGTGCTTTTCTTAAACCTGGCATTATTTGTATCCGCCCCCTGCGGCTTTATAGGCTTTGGCTAACATCTGTGCTTTACGAGCAGACCACTGTCCTGCTTTACCACCTTTAGTACCCGCCATAATTCTTTTAAACAAACGCTTACGCATTCCGGGTTGAGTATAGTTACCAGATTGATTTACTTTTGATTTGTACTTCTTTGCCATTACCACTTTACTTTATTAGCCCAGTACGCAGCAGAGAATTTACCCTTCTTAATGTTCTTGGCGTGACGGGCTTTAAAGGAAGCACGTTTCTTTTTCATCTTATCAGATTCACCTGCCTTTGGCTTACCCGCTGTTGATGCTCCTTGCTCTCCAAAACGAATAATCTTAACCTTGTCTCCTTCTTTAGCCGCTACAATATGTGACTTTGTAGGATGATCTGGAGTCCGCTTAGGTTGATTAAAACCCTTGAGTCTATATCGTTTTAGTATGTTGCTGTACTTACTTCCTGCCATAAAGCAAATATAAGTATTATCGTTTTATACCGGGTATAGCGAGGTGTATCTCAATTTTCTTAATGAGTTCTAAAACATCACTACTTTCAAGACGACGAGAAGAAATCATCTCATGTAATAATTTTAATTGATCTGTACTTAGATCTAAGAAGTGTCTCATTTTTATAAGTAATTAAACAGTCTGAAATCATCTGCATATATTTTTTTTATAATCTCTCTTGACTCATTGTCGTATGGATCTTGATCTATTTTCGCTGTATAGTTTACGCGGACAAATTCTTCTGGTAGTTTATCATTATGGTTCTCCCTAAACAGTAACCAATCATTAGCGAATGTCTCGTATTTAAAAATATGATCTACAAGTTTGTGTCTCCGCATTAGATATAAAAAGTCTACCTGTGGTACAAAATGTACAGGGTCATAATTGTCGTTCTTAAATTGTGATAGTAAATCTGTTTTTATATAATCTCGAAACCGTTCAATCATGTTTGGCTCCTCTATAGTTTGAGATCTTAAAAAATTATGTTTCCAAGCGGACCATATTCGATCGTATGGGTTACGTACAATACTAAAAGAAGTATATTCAGAAAGCATTTTGTTACTGTATTCCTCTGTTAGATCAAAGAATGTGTAATGCCTATGACCGTGTCCTTTATCTCTTTGTTCTTCAGTCCTCAACTCCCTGTGTATTGAAGTTGTCATACACTTTGGCACTGCTATAAAAATTAATTTATGGTTATGATATACCATTATTTTTGTTTATTGCAAAATGAAACAAGTATGTATCTCTTGCCACTGTGTACTGGCCTGCCGCCATGCCTGTGGGTAACCTGGCCAGGATGAATAGCAATGTGTCCTACATCTCCCACATGTGTTTGTTTTTGATTATAAAAATATGTACCGCCCCCTGTATAGTCTTTGTTTAAAGTTAGCACCGAACTAATAATAGCATTGTCATGATGCAAGTCTAAGTGACCCTGTGTGTCTGTAGTATACTTAATCATAAAGTTCTCACTATCCATTTCCGCCCAGGCTTTACCATGAAGATGCCATCTGCTTATCGCGGCAGGGAAAACAAACTCTTTCAGAACACGCTTGTATATTTCATCGTATCCAAATGAAGAAATTAATGTATCTACTGTTGGATAAAATTCATGTCTTTTAGTTTGCCATAAAGCCTTCTGCTCTGCTTCATCTATAAGCAACTCACAAAACTCCTCAGTAAACAGCGGGAAAGATATTACATCTTGTATAGGCTCTTCAAATATCATGTCCCAAGCCTTTGTCTTTGCAGCGGGGTGAATCCACTTAGATATCCATTCAGGCCATTTACCCGATTTAAAAATGTGTTCGTGAACAGTAGACTGAGTCCTGCTTGTGTTATCGTTAGATGATTGGAAAGCAATGTCTTCTTTTAATGCAAGCGCACGAGTGTCTCTGGTTACCCAATCCCAATCACCTCGTGGATGAACACAATAAGTAGCAGGCACAAATTCATCTGCCGCTGTTATATACTCCTGAAAGTTATGCTGAGTAAAAGATAATGCACCGGCTTGAGTAACCATATAAGCATGTAAGTTATAAGAGTATCCAGGAACTACAATATCTCCGTAATCCTCTCTATCTGGAGCCATTGCTCTGCGCCCTAAGTAAAGCATATCCCATGTGCTTGGATCTGGAATGATTGAGTAATCTATTTTACCTTTAAAGAAGAAGTCTTCCTCACATATTAAAGCAACCTCTGTTTGATCCTGTACTATTTTTTTCCAGGTATTTAAATGCGCTAAACCACAACCCATTTCACCAACTGTTACTGGTTGGTTCCACCATTTATTATCACTGTCCATAGCCCATGAATCGTGTGGAGACCATTTATAATCTTCAAAAGATCTCGCATCTACACCTGGTACTATAACTACGTCACAATCAATGCCTGCTTCCCTTAGTCTTCCTTTATACTCTTTTAACTTTTTGTCAGAGGTATCCATGGATATTACATAGACTTTTTGAATCATAACGCTTTCTTTTTCATTAAATAAAATTTCCCATTCTTTTGCTACTAACTTCCAGTCACGAGACTTAACATATTCATCAACCTTAGACCAATCTGTTATATGCTTGCTAAACTTATTTAAAGTTTCTTTAAGACCAGCAATAGGGTTTACCAAAGGTCTTACATGATGTCCCAACATCTCGATCGCTGTTAAGCAATAAGTTTCATTGTATGTAGTAGGGTAATACCAACTCTCACACTTAGACATTAGTTTATACAACTCTTTATTTGAAAGGCTACCATGAAAAGTAACGCCTTCTAATTTAGATACACGATCAGAAAAGTTTTGATTGTAGTACTCCAAACCATAACCAGGTGTACATATATCGAGAGTACCATCAAGGTATCCTTTTTCAATATCACTAATTACTGCATCGAGTCCTCGTTCGGGATGCGATGTGTATATATAAGAATCTTTCTTCTTAATGGTGACAGGTTCAAACAGCGATGTGTCAAGGCCGTTACCAATTACTTTTACTTTATCTTCTGAAAAATAAGCAGGCGCTTCATTCCTAATAAAGTATTCTTTATGCCAATTGGTAAGGCAAACAATTGTGTCTGTGTTTAGATAAACATCTTTTATATCTACATCAGACATACGCTGGCCCTTATACCAGTAGTGGGGATGTTCATTGTGTAACCAGAATATCTTCTTAGTCTGTGGCTTTAGATTATAGTATTTTAAGTAGTGTATATATGATACGCCGATAAGGATATCTATCTCTGGGATCTCACTTATGTTTTTTAGATCTACATAATTAAGGGATCCGCTGTTTGGGTATTTGTCAGAAACAGGTTTGACTTGACCTACTACGAAAACACTATGGCCTTGTAAAGCAAGCGACCTTGATAAACCCATTATACATTGCTCTGTTCCTCCTATTCCTTCAGAGTTATAATAGGGGTTCCAAGCACTTGCATAATATCCTGCGTGGAATACAATGACCATTTGTTGATACAATTAAATTAACTATTGCATCACTAAAGATACATTATCTAACTGGTCTTTACAATTCTACTGTATATCACATACGCCCCGTCGGGTATATTATCTATGTATGTAAGCGCTTCTGCCTTTGTCGAGAATGAACGGAACTCATCAAAGTTGTCATCAGTTCTTTCCCATGTTCCATCGGTTTTTAAATCCGCTGTATTGTCTGCGTTTTGTATGTAGAAACTTTCTTGAACCGCCATATTATGTTAATCTTTGAACCATTATACCTCTATATACACTTGCAGATTGCGTTGAGTGATTCCAAAGACCATCAAGAGCATTGGATGTAGTCAACTCATATGCAGATGATGCACTCGCTTGGAATATAAAACATGCGCTAAGAGTGCTAAAGTCTCCATAAGTATTATGACGGAAGTATTGAATTGCCGCTGAACCTATTGGGTTTGTGCTACCCCCTGTCACTTGCTTTAAGTAGAAACCTACACATGAACGGTTATTGTAATTAGACTTTAGTGTCACAGAGTAAGTACACAGATATGTACCAGTTGCTGATATAGTAATTTGATTAGAACTAATATCTACGTTTGTACCCGCTTGACCACCACCTAAAGTTCTGTTTATATTACAACGAGTTTGAGCCGCAGTAAATGTTTGACTGGAGTCAATTCCGCCAATCATAGGAGTAAAACCAGTACCAGGTGTTCCTGCTGTTCCTGTCTGACCCTTTTGGCCTTTACTACCATCTAATCCTGTACCGGTCTCACCCTTCTGTCCTTTGACTGAAACACCTTGCTCACCTTTCTGTCCTTTAACGGACGCACCAGCCTCACCTTTTTGACCCTTGACTGAAGCACCTGCCTCACCTTTCTGTCCTTTGACTGAAACACCTTGCTCACCTTTCTGTCCTTTGACTGAAACACCTTGCTCACCTTTCTGCCCCTTAACTGAAGCACCAGCAGCACCCTTCTGACCTTTGACACTGGATCCCGCAGGCCCCTGTATATTACCAGTTGGTACCCATTGAACACCATCCCACTCATAGATATCACCAGTGGCAGTATCTAAGTACTGATCACCAACATTAGTACCAGTACCAGACGGTGGGCCAACAGCGGAAGTCCAGTTATCTCCTTCTTCACCCTTCTGTCCTTTAGTACCAGCCTCACCTTTCTGTCCTTTGACACTGGCTCCAGCAGCGCCCTTCTGACCCTTAGTGGCAGCACCAGTAGCGCCCTTAGTTCCGGCCTCACCTTTCTGTCCTTTAGTCGCAGTACCGGTTGCACCCTTAGTACCCGCTTCTCCTTTCTGTCCTTTAGTCGCAGTACCAGTTGCACCCTTGGTACCCGCTTCACCCTTCTGACCTTTAGTAGCGGTACCAGTTGCACCTTTAGTACCGGCCTCACCTTTCTGTCCTTTGACTGAAGCACCAGCAGCGCCTTTCTGTCCCTTGACACTTGCACCCTGTGCACCTTTGTCTCCAGCAGCACCCTTAGAACCCGCTTCGCCCTTCTGACCTTTAGTAGCAGCACCCGCAGCACCCTTCTGTCCTTTACCGCCTTGTGGTCCTTGGATGTTTCCTGTTGGCACCCATTGAACACCGTCCCACTCATAGATGTCTCCAGTGGAAGCATCCAAGTACTGATCACCTACGTTAACACCTGGAGTACTCGGCGGTCCTGCTGCTGAGGTCCAGTTATCTCCTTCTTCTCCCTTTTGGCCTTTGGCACCTGCCTCTCCCTTCTGTCCCTTGACAGATGCTCCAGCAGCGCCTTTATCTCCGGCTTCTCCTTTTTGTCCTTTAGTAGCAGTACCGGTTGCACCTTTAGTACCGGCCTCACCTTTCTGCCCCTTAGTGGCAGTACCTGTTGCACCTTTAGTACCGGCCTCACCCTTCTGACCTTTAGTTGCGGTACCGGTAGCGCCTTTAGTACCAGCCTCGCCTTTCTGTCCTTTAACGCTTGCTCCGGCCTCGCCCTTCTGTCCTTTAACAGAAGCACCTGCTTCTCCCTTCTGTCCTTTAACAGAGGCACCGTCTTGTCCTTTCTGACCCTTGGTACCCGCTTCTCCTTTCTGTCCTTTTACGGATGCGCCATCTTGACCCTTCTGTCCTTTACTGCCTTGAGGCCCCAATATATTACCAGTTGGTACCCATTGAACACCATCCCATTCATATATGTCTCCAGTGGCCGTATCCAAGTACTGGTCGCCTATGTTAACACCAGGAGTAGATGGTGGGCCTACTGCTGAGGTCCATGAATCACCTTCAAGTCCTTTTTGACCTTTTGTTCCAGCCTCACCCTTTTGTCCTTTGACCGAAGCACCCTGTGCACCTTTATCTCCTGCTTCTCCCTTCTGACCTTTGACCGAAGCACCCTGTGCACCTTTATCTCCTGCTTCTCCTTTTTGTCCTTTTACCGATGCACCATCTTGACCTTTCTGGCCTTTGGTTCCAGCCTCACCCTTTTGACCCTTAACCGCTGTACCTGTTGCACCCTTGTCTCCGGCTTCTCCTTTCTGACCCTTGACACTGGCACCAGTTGCACCCTTGTCTCCAGCCTCTCCCTTCTGGCCTTTAACTGAAGCACCTGTTTGACCCTTGTCACCAGCCTCACCTTTCTGACCTTTAACAGAGGCTCCATCTTGACCCTTCTGTCCTTTTTCACCTTTACTACCTTGTGGTCCTTGGATGTTCCCAGTAGGTACCCACTGTACACCGTCCCACTCATAGACATCGCCTGTAGCAGTATCAAGGTATTGATCACCTACATTAACACCAGGGGTTGAAGGAGGTCCAACAGCGGAAGTCCAAGAGTCTCCCTCTTGGCCCTTAACTCCTATTTCTCCTTTTTGTCCTTTCTGACCCTTGTCTCCGGCTTCGCCTTTCTGACCTTTAGTACCAGCCTCTCCTTTCTGTCCTTTATCTCCCGCTGTTCCTTTATCTCCAGCCTCACCTTTTTGTCCTTTGACAGATGCTCCTTGTGCGCCTTTGTCTCCAGCCTCACCTTTCTGCCCCTTGACAGATGTACCTGTTGCACCCTTGTCACCAGCCTCACCTTTCTGCCCCTTAACACTGGCTCCGTCTTGACCCTTTTGTCCTTTCTCTCCTTTACCACCTTGTGGTCCCTGAATATTCCCGGTTGGAACCCATTGAGTACCATCCCATTCATATACGTCACCAGTCGCTGTATCTAAGTATTGATCACCTACATTGGTACCCGGAGTAGACGGAGGTCCAACAGCAGATGTCCAAGAGTCTCCTTCTTGTCCTTTAAGACCTATTTCACCTTTCTGACCTTTTTGTCCTTTGTCACCAGTTGTACCTTTATCTCCTGTATCTCCTTTGGTACCATCAATTCCTTTTTGTCCTTTCTCACCCTTATCTCCAGTGATGCCCTTATCTCCCGTAGTTCCTTTGGTACCATCGATACCCTTCTCACCTTTAGTACCGTCAATCCCTTTTTGACCTTTGTCACCCTCTTCTCCTTTTTGGCCTTTTACAGATGCACCGTCAATCCCTTTTTGACCTTTCTCACCCTTACCGCCTTGTGGTCCCTGTATATTACCGGTAGGTACCCACTGAGCACCATCCCATTCGTAGACATCACCAGTCGCTGTATCTAAATACTGGTCACCTATATTAACGCCTGGAGTACTTGGGGGTCCAACAGCGGAAGTCCAAGAGTCTCCTTCTTGTCCTTTAACACCATCTTGTCCCTTCTGACCCTTTTCACCTTTATCCCCCGCTGTTCCTTTATCACCTGTAGCGCCTTTGGTACCATCTATACCTTTCTGGCCTTTATCACCAGCAGTACCTTTGTCACCCTCTTCTCCCTTTTGACCTTTTACCGATGCACCATCTTCACCTTTTTGTCCTTTACCTCCTTGTGGACCCTGTATGTTTCCGGTTGGTACCCACTGAGCACCATCCCATTCATATACATCACCAGTATTGGTATCGAGATATTGATCACCTACGTTAACACCTGGAGTAGATGGGGGGCCTACCGCCGAAGTCCAACTATCTCCTTCTTGACCTTTAACACCGTCTTGTCCCTTCTGGCCTTTCTCTCCTTTATCACCAGTAGTTCCTTTATCACCTGTAGTTCCCTTGGTACCATCTATACCTTTCTGACCCTTATCTCCTTCTTCTCCTTTTTGACCTTTAACGGAAGCCCCGTCTTGGCCCTTCTGACCCTTCTCACCTTTGCCTCCCGCTGGTCCTTGGATGTTTCCAGTAGGCACCCACTGAGCGCCATCCCACTCATAAACGTCACCTGTAGCAGTATCAAGATATTGATCACCTATGTTAACTCCGGGAGTAGATGGGGGGCCTACCGCCGAAGTCCAAGAGTCTCCCTCTTGACCTTTAACACCGTCTTGTCCCTTTTGTCCTTTATCTCCTTTGTCGCCAGTTGTACCTTTAGTACCGTCAATACCCTTCTCTCCTTTGGTACCATCGATGCCCTTCTCACCTTTATCTCCGGCAGTACCCTTGTCACCAGTAGTTCCCTTAGTTCCGTCTTCACCCTTCTGGCCCTTACCGCCAGCAGGACCTTGGATGTTCCCGGTTGGTACCCATTGAGCACCGTCCCATTCGTAGACATCGCCTGTAGCAGTATCAAGGTATTGGTCACCTATATTAACGCCTGGAGTAGACGGTGGGCCAACAGCGGAAGTCCATGAATCACCCTCTTGTCCTTTAAGACCGTCTTGTCCCTTTTGGCCCTTCTCTCCTTTGTCTCCCGTAGTTCCTTTAGTCCCGTCAATACCTTTCTCACCTTTGGTGCCGTCGATACCTTTCTGACCTTTATCTCCAGAAATACCTTTATCTCCAGTAGTTCCTTTAGTTCCGTCTTGACCCTTCTGACCTTTACCACCAGCAGGACCCTGGATGTTCCCAGTAGGTACCCACTGTGCACCATCCCACTCATAAACGTCACCTGTAGCAGTATCCAGGTATTGGTCGCCTATGTTAACACCTGGAGTACTCGGTGGTCCAACAGCAGATGTCCATGAGTCACCTTCTTGACCCTTGACGCCATCTATACCTTTCTGGCCTTTCTCTCCTTTGTCTCCGGTAGTCCCCTTAGTTCCGTCTTCACCCTTCTGGCCCTTCGTACCATCGATACCCTTCTCACCTTTGTCCCCGGAAATACCTTTGTCCCCCGTAGTTCCTTTAGTGCCATCTTGACCTTTTTGCCCTTTGCCTCCGGAAGGACCTTGGATGTTTCCAGTTGGTACCCATTGGGCGCCATCCCATTCGTAGACATCGCCAGTCGCTGTATCGAGATATTGGTCTCCTATATTAGTACCAGGAGTGCTTGGTGGTCCAACAGCAGATGTCCAACTATCTCCTTCTTGGCCCTTGAGACCGTCTTGTCCCTTTTGTCCTTTTTCTCCTTTGTCACCAGTTGTACCTTTGTCTCCTATATTTCCTTTGGTACCATCGATGCCCTTCTCGCCTTTAGAACCGGCTTCGCCTTTGTCGCCAGTAGCGCCTTTGGTACCGTCTTCACCCTTCTGGCCTTTACCTCCAGCCGGACCCTGAATATTTCCAGTAGGCACCCATTGTGCGCCGTCCCATTCGTAGACATCGCCGGTGGCCGTATCCAAGTATTGGTCACCTATGTTAACTCCGGGAGTAGATGGGGGACCTACTGCTGAGGTCCATGAATCACCTTCTTCTCCTTTTAACCCATCAATTCCTTTTTGACCTTTCTCTCCTTTGTCTCCGGTAGTACCTTTATCGCCAGTGGCGCCCTTAGTCCCGTCGATACCTTTCTCACCTTTAGAACCGGCTTCGCCTTTATCACCAGCAGTTCCCTTATCGCCAGTAGTTCCTTTAGTTCCGTCAATTCCTTTTTGCCCTTTGCCTCCGGCAGGACCCTGGATATTTCCGGTGGGGACCCATTGGGCACCATCCCACTCATAAACATCGCCAGTGGCCGTATCTAAATACTGATCACCTATGTTAACCCCAGGAGTTGAAGGCGGCCCAACAGCGGAAGTCCAACTATCACCTTCTTGTCCTTTAAGACCATCTTGTCCTTTTTGACCTTTTTCCCCTTTATCTCCAGTAGTACCCTTGGTACCATCAATTCCTTTTTCTCCTTTATCTCCGGCAGTACCCTTGTCTCCCGTGGTTCCTTTGGTACCATCGATACCCTTCTCTCCTTTATCTCCAGCAGCACCCTTGTCTCCAGCATCTCCCTTGGTGCCGTCAATTCCTTTTTCCCCTTTATCACCAGTAGCACCTTTCGTACCGTCAATGCCTTTTTCTCCTTTGTCACCAGTATCTCCCTTGGTGCCATCAATTCCTTTCTCTCCTTTTTCTCCAGCGGTACCTTTGTCTCCTGTATCTCCTTTAGTACCATCAATGCCTTTTTCACCTTTCTCTCCAGCAGTACCTTTATCACCAGTATCGCCCTTGGTACCATCAATACCCTTTTGGCCTTTATCTCCAGCCTCGCCCTTATCACCAGTAATACCCTTATCTCCAGTAGTACCTTTATCCCCTATATTTCCTTTAGCGCCTTCTTCTCCTTTGGTGCCATCTATACCTTTCTGACCTTTGTCTCCAGAAATACCTTTGTCACCAGTAGTACCTTTTTCTCCAGTATCACCTTTAACACCGATCTCACCTTTAGCACCTTCTGATCCTTTTGCACCGACTTCACCTTTGTCGCCCTGTATACCTTTATCACCAGTAGTACCCTTCTCTCCAGTATTTCCTTTTGATCCAGTATCGCCCTTAACGCCTATTTCCCCTTTAGAACCTTTAAGACCTATTTCACCCTTCTGGCCCTTTTGACCCTTGTCTCCTTTAGCACCAACAAGTTGGGTAACACTACCAGGAGTTATTACCGCTGTTGTTTGAGGAGGAAGTGTTATATCGAAAACAAGTCCGCCTGCTTCTATTACTATGATTTCTACTTCAGCCATTAGGGGTTATTCTGAAATTTATGTTACGATGTCCTGCACTACCTCAAAGGTTCCATAGAACCAAGTCTCAACAGTGCCGGCAGATGTAAGTGTTGATTGAAAGCCATATACATATGTACCTGCTGGTACCTGCATATTAGCCGCTGTTATAGTTACCACGAGATTTCCATTGATATCTCCAGTAGCACTTATATCGGTATCGGCTATAACCAGTGGTCCATTGTCATATTCTCTAACTTCCATTTTAAAAGAGTATAGAGTAAGATCTAACTTCACACCATTCGAGGATGCTACAACAGAGTTTAAGATAAACGTGTCTCCACGACGCGTACAGATATTTAACTGTGCAGCGTTGTTCATATTTAAGTTTGTCGGGTTAGGACATGAACATGGACTATTTGAGCATCCGCAAGCCATATTACGATAGGGTTAAGTTTGTTATTACTTCTTCTTCCATTGGGGGCCTTTCTCCTTGACGTTGAGCAATTAATTTACTTTGAGCAGCAGCCTGCTTGTCTATACGAGCGTCTTTACGATTCTCTGATTCTGCTTGTTCTTGTTGCTTTACCCCACTCTCAATTTGTTGTTCAACAATACCGTACTCACCTTTTATGTTTTCTAATTGAATCTTGTATTGATACTCAAGTTCTAAGAGTTGTGCTTTTGCTTGTGTCTCTAATTGAATGCGCTGTGCTTCTATCTGAGCCTCCATTTGTTTTTTCTGCATTTCAATCTGACCAGCAACTTGTGATGACTCAGCATTTGCCTGTGCCTGCATCTGCATATTTTGAGCCGCCATTTGTTGTTGCTGCTTCATGCGCTTCTTACGACGAACAACTAATAATCTTTCTGCTTGCTCAACATCTTTGATTTGTCTGATAGCAATAGCGTCTTCAAGATCGATTTCTTTTTGAGCAAGTGCTATTTGAATGTTTTGTTCTAAGTAGGCTTTGTCCATCTCGTTCATTTCTGTAACAACCATTACTCCGAAGTTGTACATAGATAGATTATCAAACGATGTTATTACAGCCATGTTTGTTTCTCCAATAGCGTTGGTATACGCTTTATAAAGAATACTTTTTGGTGGTATAATCTGTAAACATTTCACAACGTCTTCACAAACCTTTTTGTAAAGAACCATAGCAGCGTTAGTAATATCATATATAGCATTGTTACCTGCGGCTATTTGCTGCTGTCTAACGCCTACAAGAGCATCTCCTTTAGGTGATGTTCCATCCATGACCTCATTGATCCCTGTGGCATCTCTAATCATCCTTAGATAGTGATTGTATATCGCAACCAATTCTGTGATGTTTCTGATAGCATTCCCTATTTCTCGAACCGGTGGGTTTTGGAAACCACCTTCTGGATTTTTACTTCTGTAATAGAAGATACCAGTTTGTTCGTATATGTCTTGAATCTCTAACGGCTGAAGTTCTCCGCCTCTACCAAGTTGTACATTCTCTAATCCCTCAATATCTATGATCAAGCCATCAGGCTTTGCCTTAGCAATAGATTGTTGAATCTTGAGGTGTGTGATTTGTAACATATCAGCAAACCCAATAACAGAGGAAACCATTGACTTCGGAATCATTCCTCTAATGTTTGTTGCAATGGCGCTGTATGATAATGTAGCACGGGAAATATCATGTACGTTCTTCGGTATGTTTTTCTTAGGGCCGTAGTCAAACATTAACTCTGTACCCACAATGTAAGTACCTCCGTATACCGTAGCGTTACTCATGTACAGTGCTTCTCGATCGTATACAGATTGCTGAGGAGCATTGTACTCTGTCCCTTTGTAATAAAAGCCTATGTTTCCATAAGCAGATTCTTTCTTCTCGTATATAATGTTGTCGACAGACATGAACTCAAAGTCCATAACTTCAACCTTGTACTCATCGTATCCCTGACGGTAACGTGTACCTGGACGATCATATGTATAGCCAGCAGAACTAAATTGAGTCGGATTGTTTCCGTACTTGTTCATTACTGTCTTTGCAATCTGTTCGTATTGTGCTTCAGTAAACTGATCACCAGCAATACGCTTGAGTTCCATTATGGTTATGAACTTGAAATGTCCAGCATATGTCAGGTCACCAAAGTTCGGATCATCAGTATAATTATGTACAAATCGTTTTGGATCAACATACTCTTCTTTGATGCCATAGTTAGGATCATTAGTACGTTTAGCCACAGCCATACCAAGAGTGGCCAAGTCTTCAACACAACGGCGATATATAGATTCATTAAAATTATTCCACTTGAGAGTCAGTTCAGTAGCAATCTGTGCAGATATCTCAGCGTCTGTTTTAATATTTGTATCAAGAAATATTTCTGTTTCCTCTGGTGTTTCCGGTAGTTCGTTTGGATCTATTGAAACATTTAAACCAAGTGCTTTGGCTTCTTCTATTATGTTACGGTTTTCGATACGTAAAATAGTAGAGGCTTTCTTTTTATCTTTTTCTGATCTGGAAAGAGGATCTATTGCCTGTATCTGTGGATACGGTTCTTTAGATAATATCTTGTTTACAACAATCTTTACAAACTTTGGTACAATCGGAACAGGCGTGTAATCAAGAGTTAGTAGTGTTCCGTCTCCATTGTTAGGGTCAAGAGAATTTAGAATCTGTCTGTATATAGACGTGTCTTGAGTTCCCTGGGCATAGTCTCTACAGCGTTCCATTTCTGTATTTCTTCTACCGTACAATGAATTTTGATAGTCACTCCCAACCCATTGAGCGAACATGGCCTTGGCATATTGCAGACCATAGGGCATAGACATCTTTTCCTCTGTGCCTGCTAAAGCGTCTGGAAAGGAAGACTGTCCTGATTTATATTGGTTATCCATACTTGAGATTGCTACTTATGCAAATATACTTCTTATTATTTTCGTATAATTATCTGACCCTTTCTGAAGAATTGCTTCTTTTCGAAATCAGTTTTAACTTGAACAGGCTTATGTCCTTGAGCAGCAAGCAATGCCAATCCACTTGATATAGAAAGGTCATACTTAGTTCTGTCATCTATTTTAAAATTAACCCAGTCTTCAAGGGTTCTTTCAAAATACATTTTCCCAAACGCAAGCGTATCTTCATTGAGTCCAACGTGATCGTGGATGTATGCTTCTATCGCTTGAGCATGAGCCTGTATGACATCTTTTGAATTCGATGGTATACCCTTTGTTTTAGTTTTGGTGCTTTGGAATTTAGAGCCTAAGTGTTCTGGTCTTTCCATTAAGAAGTGGTCGTAACCCCTTGTCTCAAAGTACCTTGCGATACCGTACTTATTGTTTTCAATTAACACAGGGTAACCGTAAAACTTAGCAGCCATCAAAACATCCTCGTAAAATATTTTAGCAAGAGGTGGTCGTGATGCGTATTCAGCGACAAACATATTTGATGGGTGACCCATGTTGAATTTGTTGTAGAAATGACATGCGCCCTTTGATCCTCTTCCGTCTACTGTTGCATCAATATCATAACTATCCACGCCAGCACAACCTATCCAGGCATTTTCAGGTTTTGGTTTGTTTCTCAAATCAGAAGGGGGCATCCATGCTACACGCCATCTTCCGTTTGGATCAGGCTTAAACATAACTTCTGTGTCCTGCTTACCTCCTGACCAAACAAAGTTTCCTACTACAACTGGAGAAGGATATAGATCATCATTGTATTCTATCTGTTCGTAAATCTTTTGTACGTTGAACAGAGATGCTTTAGCGCTGTCTCTAAATGCCTCTGCTTCAGTGAACGGGAACTGGCGTATTACCTCATTAAGTTCATAAGAATCGTTTACCAATGCTTTACGCTCATTCTTTAAGTAAGTCTTTGCTCCTATAGATATAGGCTCATCAAACTCCGTATAAACCGTTTTCTCTGGGTCTTCGACCACTGGCATCCCATACTTATCAAAGAAGCCCTCAAGTGCATCGTAAGACGGTATAAAGACAGAGTACAGTCCACTGCGTGTTCGACCGTTGTCGTTTCTTTCTCTTGGATCGCTTGCACCATACAAATCCCTAAACTGTTTACCACCTCTATCCAGTGGATTGACAGTGCTACCAACAAGAGCCTTTCCTACGATTCTACGTCCAACTAATAAACAAGTACGCTGTATCCTCCAAGCCTCTCTTATGTCGTTCCCCTTTTCCCACTTACCTGCTTCATCCAGATATAACATATGTAGTTTCTCCCCATCATATGCATTGGTCGTAGTATTCTTCCAGTTTACAATTGTATTGAGTGCCTCACCAGAAGAAGCAGTCTTATTTTTCTTCGTGATTCTTTTTGAAGGCTCACGAAATGCGAGTTCCATACGGGGGTTGGTAGTACCGTCTTGTATAGGCTTAAAGAAAAAAGGCAGTGACTTATACATAGGCACCACCTTCTTCATAAATATATTTTCTTGTGCATCTGTTCCTGTCTTCGACATGATGCCCAATAGTTTTTCTTTTACCTGAGTGCCCTCATTAACAAGTATAGACGCAGACATATTTGTGTATCCAGAACGACGACACTTCACGTAGATCTGTCCAACACATCTTGGATCCTTTATGCATGCCTCAAGATGTATGAATAGTTTCCTTTGAAAGTCAAGGAACGATGGGTATCCAATATCGATCTTACACCACTGTAAGAAGAAGTAGTGGTTACCTGTGATATAGGTAGGTACCCCGTTGTTGTAAAACCATACTCCATCTCTACGTCTTTTAAATTCTTGACTTATATAGGGCGTGAACTTTTTTCTAAATGACTCTGGCATTCCCAGCCACTCTTCCATCGACCGGATCTTTTTAAGATCATCAGGAAGCCCCTCTCTCACCCATCTTTGATCTTCCTTTTTTAAATTATTAAAAAGTATATCTTTCTTGGCTGGTTGCTTAGGGAACTGTATGGGTAAGTCAAAGTATAACCTGACGTTGCCTTCGGTTTTGTCAGGGCAGATATTTATTACAATCTCATCTTCTATTTCTACAAGTCCCGCCATTGTTTAATAATCCCAGTAGATGAAGACTTGATTACTTTGAGAATTTTTCTGCGAATCCTCCTGAATAGTCTTGTTCTTCTTTAATCTGTCCACTTTCTTTAAGTGTCTTAATGAGTTGTTCAAGTCTTTCTCTTTCAACAATAAGTTCTTTAGCGTCAACAGCGGTAATTTTAATTGACTGAAGTTCAGCCTTTCTTTGAGATCCGCTAAGTTCTTGATCTACAGGCTTTTGTATTTCAGCAATCATGTTGTCAATTGCAATATCCATCGCTGCAACTAATCTTTGCGCTGTTACTATGTTATGCTTCTGCTTCGATGACTTTGCCATGTATGTGTTTTAAGTATACCCTAAACATTGTTTCACCATCAACCTCCATTCGATAGTCAGAATTCTTTCGAATAATAACTTTATCGCCGGGTACCAATCCAGTTTCTTCTAATCTATCAGAACCATACTTGATATATCCATATTGGTTATACTCATGTTTCTCTTCTAATAGATGCAGTGTGTCACTTTTTAATTCTTGCTCTTCTTCTGCTGGTATAAGAAATATCCATTCCCCCAGTAACTTAACCTCACCAGTTTTTTTACTCTTGTGTGCATACGCTTGACAAGACAGAGGGTCATAGCCTCCGTCGTAGTAGACTATATATACATCGTTGTTTGGATCAAGCCACTGGCCCCTTTTCGCACTCTCTTCTAATTGATCAGCACCATCCTGAAGAACCAAATGATTACCGCCCAATATTACATGATGATGAAAGTACATTGTGTCTCCGATCTCTACCCCTGTGTCATATTTTTCTGGAACACCAACAACCTCTCCTTCCATGGTACGATGCTTAAACTCATCCCACTTGGTGTCAATCTATATCTCCTCTCCGTTAAGAGTTACAGTGTCTTGTGTTACATTAGGAACTCTTACAAGAAAATGTTTTAAAGGTCTCATATTGGTTCTGGAGCCTCAAACTTTAATTCTGTTGTTGGCGCTTCATCCCAAAGGTTTATTGCAATAGCAGATCTTGTTCCTTTGGTTACAGTTGTAACTCTGTGATGAGTGTTACCTGCATCAAATATGATTAACCTATTGTGCTTTGCTTGGATTCTTTCAGGCTCATTGTCAGGACCATTGGAGAATATCTCAAGGTATCCTCCCTCTATATCCATTTCAACAGGATAGAACACTGTACCTATGATAGGAGCCTTTACTACACCTTCTGATTTCCAAAGGGCTTCATCTTTATCTAAGTGCATGTTTAGGTTAGAAACCCCTTTACCTTCACCGTATTGTCCGGTCCAGTACTCAAACCCATCTAAAGACACCGATCCATACGGAGGATAGTCTCTCCATATATAACAGATTAGTCTTTTCTTTAATGTATCGTCTGGTGAGTTCCACCATCCGTCCCACCAGTAGTAAGATCCGTTGTCACTAAATAGGTATTCCTTGTTAAGTTCAAGATCCATCAACAGATCCCGATCTTTTATAAAATTATCAATTACAATCATTCGAAGTCACAATCATGTTCAATTAATACTGGCATATCATCTACTGTTTTCCAAAGCATTATGCCCTGTTCTTTATTATAGATGTATACAAGATAGCGACGAATTCCGTGTTTTACAAAACATCTGTCGTCTAATACGATAGAATCGATTACTGACTCTCCTGCCTTCTGGCCCACATAGTAAGCCATGGCATCTTTCGGGTTTTGCCCGATAATGATTTTTCTAATAAGTTCCATTTCATTTAATTTAACCAGTAGTCAATTGAAGAGGAATCTCCTCTGTCACTTTCATCTTGTAAATAATTAGTGAAAGTATCTTCTACTGTATCTGTCATTAATTCATATTCCTCTATTGCGGACATATGCATACCGCACATAAACTCATACCTATCATTGGTATCAAAATCTTCGTCTCCAGGCATAAATGCGCCAAAACAATACATAGATAGGAACTCTTCTTTACCGCCATAGGAATCCATAAGATCATCGATCTCATCAAGTTTTAATCTTAACTGCTGGAAGAATTCTAATCTCTCTTGTTTCGTCATTATAACGCTGTGTTATCACCCATGTACTCAACCTCCAGAGATGTGTTGACTCCGTATACGTTAACTCCTAACCCGTCGGCTTGACCTGTAAGTCTGATTTTATAACCTGCTGCACCATCCGAATAATAAAGAGCCGAAAGAGTATATGTGCTTATATCCCCGGCTACTGCTGGTACCGTTATCGTCCGAATGTTTGCACTATTAACTTCTATATTGAAAGTCGCAGAATCCGTTAGTATTACCTGTATAGTTCCTGTTATTTTAAACCATCCTTCAACCTCGTTTATTAGAACAGAATCTCTTGGATCAGAAACTTGAGAAATAGATAATCCAGGTTGTGAAGCACCATTGGCC